TAACTGGCTCTCCTTTTTTTGACCAAGAAATGTTACAAGCGATGAAAGAAGAACAAGAGATTTGGGATTGGTTACAAGATCAAAATCTCACGAAAGTAATGCAAAAGACCGGAGTAACAATGAGCCGATTGCATTATTTTAGATCCGGAAAAGCAAAGTATGCAAGCTTTCAAGTTGTACGAGAAATAATGATATTAAAAGAAAAAATGGAGGCTAAATGAGTTATTTCAAACTTACAGAGTTTATATCAGACGATCAGCTAGATCATCCACAACTAGCGCAGAGAAAGATACTCCCAAAGATAAACACCTGGATCAATGAACTCGACAAAGTTCGCTCTTTAGTAGGATTCCCGATAAAGATTACTGACTCGGTTAGGTGGGGAGATGGAACGTCTCAACATTACTTTAACGGCGCAGGAGCAATAGATCTCCGGCCAGTACTTGTTGATCCTAATAACTTTCTCTACCTGCTTCTAGCTCTATACTCAAATCCAAACATCAATCGCATCTGTTATTATCCTCCTGGAAAACTATTCGCATACGGAGGCTTTCACATAGACAAGAAGTTTCACGGAAAGCATTTATTCATATCTAACGCCGATGTTGTTAAGTGGGAGATAATAGATTTACACGATCTTGTAAAACAGTTTCGTTGAATTGTAAAAATTCGTAACTTTGGTTAAACAAACTTTTTATTATGCAAAAAGAATTAGACCAAGTTAAATTTGACATCCATAAACTCGAGACTATGATTGAGGTATTAGCTAAAGACGTTCAAGAAATAAAAGAAGCTCTCATAGGAAACGAATTTGGTCAAGAAGGCCTTGTCAAAAAAGTAAGTCAAAACTCAGAACAGATAGCTGATTTGGTAAAGTTCAAGCAAAAGATTATCGCTTGGGCAACTGGAGCAGGCCTAGGTTCAAGTGCTTTATTCAATGCCATATCGGAGATGATGAAATGACAAAACTAAAAGACAGAAAAATTGTACGTATCATATCAGAAATTGCCGAAGGAAAAAACAAAGCCGGACAAGTGTTGCACGGCGCACTCGACATCTTGCCATTGCCAAACCAGTTCATCGGCAAAGCGCTCAAGGCAATCGTTGCAGGAGAGTGGAATCAAACTAAAAGCGAACTTCTTGAAGCGTTTACTCTCCGCAATACTGTGGCGATAGCATTAACAACTGCGTTCATTATGGGATGGGTAACACCTGACCAATTATCACAGTTTACCGAGATGCTAAACGAGATACTTAATTCTCTATAATGAAAGCCGGCAGGCCTCTTAAATACGAAACGGCCGAAGAGTTAGAGCAGGCCATAGAGGTTTACTTTACTAAGAATCCGGAAAAGCCTACCATTACCGGACTAGCCTTAGAACTAGGTTTTACTAGCCGACAAAGCCTATACGATTATAAAGAAAGAGAAGAATTTTCTTACACTATTAAAAAGGCAGTTCTAAGAATAGAATCAATGCACGAAGCTAACTTATACTCAGGTGCTTCCGGTGGCTCTATATTTTGGCTCAAGAACAGAGAATGGAGCGATAAACAAGAGCAAATTCATAGCGGATCACTACCGACAATAAGAATGGAGATAGTCGATGGAAGTCAACCAAAAGATAATAGCGAGTCTTGAGTGCGGTAAGCCTATCGTAGTGCATCAAGGAGGTACATCATCCGGAAAGACATACGGAATACTACAATACCTTTTCGGAATCGGCGCACAGAATAACAACGAAGTCATTACGGTTATAGCTGAAGATGTGCCTAATCTAAAGTCCGGCGCATATAGAGATGCTAAGAACATTTGGGCAGACAACGAAGAGATTAAAGCGTGGTGGCCATACCTCAATGAGTCCGATAGATTATTCAGAAGTAGAAGTGGATCGGTTATTGAGTTCAAGTCATTCCAGGATGAGTATGATGCCAGGTCAGGTAAGAGAGACAGAGCATTCTTTAATGAGGCTAATGCTATCAAGTACGGTATCTTTGAGCAAATCAATCTGCGTACTACAAAGCAAACAATAATCGACTTTAATCCAAGCGCAAGGTTTTGGGCGCACGATAGGCTAGAAAGTAGAGATGATGTTGAATGGGTTATAACAACCTTCAGAGATAACATTAGACACTTATCTCCTTCGATAGTAGATAAGATTATGAGTTATGAGCCAACACCTGAGAACATAAAGAAAGGTACGGCTAACGAGTATCGGTGGATGGTGTACGGACTAGGAAAGACTGGAAGGCTAGAAGGCTTGGTAATATCTAACTTTAAGACTTCTAACGAATGGCCGGAGGAGTATAAGTGGAGAGCCTTTGGAATGGATTTTGGTTTTACTAACGATCCTACTACGCTCATCGAGATACGAATGGCTCACGGCGCTTTATATGTCAAGGAACATATCTACCGGAGAGGACTTACGAACCAAGATATTAGTCGTTTGATAAAGAGTTTAGAGATAACGGAGCAGATAATAGCAGATAGCGCCGAACCTAAAAGCATCGAAGAATTAAAAAGAGAAGGTATTTGGGTATCACCGGCGCAGAAAGGTAAGGATTCTATTATGTACGGCATTCAGAGGATAAACGAGTACCAGGTAAACATACACACATCGAGCAAAAACCTTATTGAGGAATTTTCTTCGTATATTTGGGCGAAGGATCGGCACGGCACAGTCAACGAATAAACCGATAGATGACTTTAATCACGGCATTGATGCGATTAGATATGCATTGACCGATAAATTGCGCCGTAAAAAACTAGATTTCAGTATTGTTTGATGCATTTTGTTATATCCGTTGCGAGAGTTGTGAGAGGCTCTCGTTTCTTTTCATAAAATTGCTTAAATTGTAACAAAATATTTGCAAATGAATTTTAGCGATTTAATCCCTTTCAAAAAACAACGGCTAAACAATCGGCTTAATAGGCAGTTGTTTCGCTATCAATCCGGCTCGCCTATCGTATTCTCAGACACTCAAGAGGGATATGTAGCAGATGCCTATGAAACTAATCCCGATGTTTATTCTGTGGTGAACGGAATAACTAGATCGGCCTCTTCTGTTCCTCCAATAGTACACGAGGTCAAGGATGTAAAGAAAGCGCATCAGTATCGTAAAATGAAATACGGTATGCGTAACGGCGCTACTCAAAAGAATATAGATTACGCTCTAGAATTAAAAGAGCAGGCCTTTGAGGATGTTACAGATGAACGCGATCCTTTATATAAGCTCATAAACAATCCTAATCCATTACAAGGATATCCCGAATGGTATGAGAATATGAAAGGCTTTCAGCTAATCACCGGCAACGGATATACTCACTTCGTTGAGTTAGGTGATGGCAGTATTGGAGAGATGTGGGTAATGCCTTCTCAGTTTACCAATATAATCGCAGATGCTTCGTATGAGAGTCTTATAAGGGCATATATGCTTGATGTGTACGGTTACTCAGGCGAAAGGTTAGAGGCCGAGTCTGTTATGCATTGGAAATACTGGAATCCTGACTATGATGGAGTAGGTAATCACTTGTACGGTATGTCTCCTCTCAAGTCTGCACGTAGCGCAATCCGATTAGGTAATGATGGCGATAACGCATTATCCAAAGCCTTCCGTAATGGTGGAGCAAGTGGTGTAGTATTCCCCGATGATCCCGATATCGATAGACTAACAGAAGAGCAGAGAGCGCAACTAGAGCATTATCTTCGTTCTATGAATGGGCCTGATAACTATAAATCCTGGTTAGTATCAAGCGCAAAGTTAGGATTCCAGGCTTTTGGTATTCCACCGATAGACTTAGAGATACTTGAAAGCGGTAAGATGTCGCAGAGAGATATCTGTAATGTGTACAATTACCCATCTGAACTCTTAAACGATCCGGATAACAAGACTAACGCTAACAAAGAGCAATCTAGAAAGCAGTTGTACCTCGATAACGTGATTCCTTCTCTAGTTCGTGATTTTGCAGAGATGAATCGTTCTATTGTTCCGAAGTTTACAAATAAGAAGTATCATCTCGACTTTGATATTCAGAGTATCGATGCCATAGGGCAAGAAACCGGAGATAAAGTTACCTGGCTCGCTCAGGCTTGGTGGTTATCACTAGATGAGAAAAGAAAAGAAATGGGGTACGAGCCTATCGGAGACGATGCTCGATACATCCCGGCCAACCTCATACCTGATACAACCTTTGAAATGACAGAGGAAGATGTGAAGAGATTGAAGGCCGACTATGCCAATACCGAAACCCAATAAGCTCGAAACAGAGAGCGCTTTTATGTCTCGATGTGTTTCCTTCTTATTAGATGAAGGAACACCACAAGAGCAGGCGGTAGCTATATGTACATCTCAGTACAGAGACGAAAAGATAAAAACTATGGCCTGGAAAACCATAGATCGCAAGCGAGCATCATACATTAAACACGCTAAAACTCAATTCTCACGAGCGCTAAAAGCTCAAGCCAATGAATACCTCGATCAGGTAAAAGCTAACGGCTTATCAGAAGAATACATTATAAGCTCTGAGCCAATAGAGAAGGCGATGAGGAATGTGTACAAAAGAGTAATGACTCAGTTTGCTAGAGATACATACAACAATCTTATTGAGGAGGCTAAAAAGACTCAAACAAATTGGGAAGCAACTGTTGACAGATGGTTTGACGATAATGTTATAGACTTGTCTGATTTAATGACAGATACAACGGCCAAGAGTGTGAGACAGATAGCAAAAGAGGCTATTGTAGAGGGCAAAAGCATTAGAGAGTTTCAGAATAATTTGATGGCTAGTTATTCGGTGTCAGAGCGCCGAGCTGAACTAATAGGAAGAACTGAGATAATAAGAGCAAGTAACGCCGGTTCTTTGTTAGGTGCAGAAGAAACCGGAATACCTATGAAGAAATACTGGCTTGCTACTAGAGACAATCGTACAAGAGGATTAAATCCGAAAGATATATACGATCATTATTCAATGGATGAGGATAAAGGCCTTCCATTAGACCAGGCTTTTAATGTAAGCGGTGAGCAACTCCAACATCCCGGAGATAGAGCAGGCTCTCCAGGTAACACTATTAACTGCCGATGTACTCTCACGTATGAAGTGATTGATACCGATATAGAATGATAATCATATTCTCATACAATCGGCCGGATATGCTCGCAAGGCTAATAGATGAATGCCCTGAGAAGCCGGTGGTTATTGACGATGGTTCTGATTTTGACTCTCTGCTATTCGCTAAGAAGTGCGACTTCCATAGACTTGAGCATAAGGGAAGAGAAGGCTTTTGGGAGAACTGGGATTATGCACTTAAGATATGCGAGGCTTCTAGTGATATATACTTTACATTTCTTCCCGATGACTTTAGTTCGGTGCAGTTTGATGTATTAGATAAATTTAAACAAGAAGAGCCGTTTGCATACAATCTCCTTAATGATGGAAGGACTCAATGCTTTATCGCTTGTAAGCCAGTAGAAAGAGAATTTCACGGTGTACCATCAATACAAGTAGCTTTTACAGACTGCGGATATCATTGTAATCGCAGAACTCTTGAAATAATAAAGTTTACTATGCCTCCAGTAGATCAAGTGCGATTTGATGATCCTAGCGCTAGCTCTCAGGTTGGTATGTATCAATCAACTCAGTTCTTTATTAATTTTGTTCCGATGTTTATTCCTAAGAAGTCTCTAGTCAAGCACGGAGATCATCCTTCTATGATGCATCCGGAGCTAAGAAAGAAAGTACCTTTAATTGACCAATAGTTATGACTATTCGCCAACATAATATCATATAGTATGATTATTGAGATAGGAACATCTAACTTTGCAACGATGGCCGGTAAAAGAGATGGACTCTTTATCGAGCCAGTCAAAACTTATTTTGATTCTCTTCCTGAGTGCAGAAAAGAGAATGTAGCGATATCTGACTTTGAGGGAGAGGTTATTATGTTTTATATGAGGCCGGAAGATATAGATAGACACAAACTGCCTGGATGGTTAAAAGGTTGTAATATGATAGGTGAGCCTCATCCTACAATGCTGAGAGTTTTAAGAGAGGAGAAGAAAGGACTGTCTATAATAAAATGCGATAAAGTCAAAGTCGTAAGAATCAAGTCATTGATAGACAAGTATAATATTAAAAAGATTCAAGTGTTAAAGATAGACACAGAAGGACACGACTGCGTAATACTAAATGATTTTCTTGATACTGTTCAGATTTCTCCTAGAATTATTATTTTTGAGAATAACGAGCTATCTAATCAAAAAGAAATAGAGG